ATAAAAAGTGAAACTGCTAATAGTTATGTCACATTGACAGAAGCTAATAGTTATTTTGAAACAGTACCAGATTCTTCTACTTGGACTAATAAAACAGATGATCAGAAGAATAGATCATTGATAGCTGCTACAAGATGGATTGATACTTTTGTATTTCAAGGCGATAGGTGTGATGAAGATCAGGCATTGAAGTTTCCTAGAACTAATTATCAGGTAGATAGAGTTGAATTGAGTTGCTCAACTATTCCAAACAATATTAAATATGCACAATATGAATTAGCCAGAGCTTTAGCAAATGATACAGATGCTATCACTGGTACAACTGGTAAAGATGGTAATTTTGAGGAAGTTAAGTTAGGAGATATTCAAGTAAAATATAATACTGCAAGTCAGGGAACTGGTTCTGTAAATAATATTATGGATGTATATCCCTGGTTACAAAGTTATCTCGGAGCATATATGCTAGGTGGAGCTGGTACTTTTCAGATGAGGGTAGTTAGAGGATAATGGCAGGACAATTAGATTCATTATTAAAAAGTGTAGCTAAACAGGTTGTTGCTGATTTAGGTAGTTCTTTAGATTCAACTATCACTTATGTCAAAAAAGGAATTTCTAGTTATAACATTGATACAGGTGAAGAAGTTAGTATTGATACTACTTACTCTGATTTAAAAGCACCAGTTGAATTTGTTCAATCTACAGAAGATGATGGTAGAGAAAGAAGAGAAGCAAAAATATATATTACACCTAATTTGATTGGTGATAATCAACCTAGTTTTGAAGATGAAGTTAAATTAACTTATGCTGGATCTACAAGAACAGGGCAGATAGTTAATATAGATACAAGACAGGGTGGACAGACTTATCTGTTTACATTATTGGTGAGGTTTTGATGGCTAGAGCTAAAGGTATTGAAAATATAGAAAGAGATCTTACTGGTAATTTAGATAGAGATTTTAATATTTTAATAAGAGGAATATTAAGTGATTTATCGTCTGAACAAAAAGCAATAAGTCCAATAGATACGGGTTTCTTTATTTCAAGCTGGACAGCTGGTACGCAAAGACCTAGACCTGATGAGCCTAGAGAATCAGTTGCACCTTGGAGCAATATTAAACCAACAAGAAGAGGTCAAAGATCTTCTCAAGCAAAAATTGAACCTAGATTTATTAATGAAATACCAAATTTCAAACCTTTTTCTAAAGTATTTATTGGTAACAGATCACAATATGCAGCAAGAACTTTAGCGTCAACTAGAAGTCAAGTACCTCAATATGTTCAAGGAAAATTAAGGGATTTAATACAAAAAACATTTTCAGAAAAAAGATCAAAACTTGCTGTTGCTACATTTGGTACTGGAGTTAGAGGAGATGGACCAAATCCAAATGTTAGATTCACACAAGGACTTGGTGCATTTTCTGATCCTAATAAGGTATTTGTTGATTACGAAACTCCATGACTTTAGTTAACACACGAGCAGCTTTTGAAAAAGCAGTTACAGATGCAGTTGCAGATGTTGATCCAACTGTAGAAATGATTTATGACAATATGATTTATAAAACACCAGGCAAAACTAAAAAATATATTGTTATGTCAATAGATTTTGCACAAGCTACAACACAGACACAGGGTGCATCACAGGATTTTTATTCTGGGGTAATTCAATGTAATATTTATGTTCCAAGAGGAAAAGGTAGTGCCACTTTATCTTCTTTAGGTGAAGCTGTTATTGATGGACTTACTTCTGTTAATGCTTCTGATTATACAGATACTTTTAGTTGCGATCCTAGAGTGCTTGATGTTGTTGGCCCTGCCCCTATTGAATTAGATGATTCTTCACATTTTCTTGGCTTAATATCTTGCCAATTCACCGCTAACGCTTAGTATACTAAAGTAAGTATACTAATTTTATGACTAGAGCAGTTGATCTTTTAAAAAACAAGTTTGGAATTTCTCAACTTTACAGACATGATGTAAAAAAACAAGATGAAGTTATTTTTTCTGTTTATTGGCATCCCTTAACTATTGCTGAGAGAGAATCCATAATAAAAAAAAGTGGAACTGAAGACAATAATGATTATGCTTTACAGATGATGATAGAAAAAGCATTGGATAAAGATGGTGTAAGGCTTTTTCAAGATGGAGATAAAGCCTCTTTGAGAAGAGAAGTTGAAGCATCAATTCTTGAAGAGATACAACTAGCAATGGTTAATTCTGGTGCTGATAAGGAGGTAAAAGAGGCTAAAGCCGATTTGAAAAGCTAATAAAGATTGGCAGTTTTTATTTTCTTTAGCCAAGACATTACATAAAACTGTAGCTGAGTTATGTGAGACTTTGACTATTGAAGAGATGATAGGTTGGGCTGCTTATAACGAGATTGAAAATGATGAATATAAAAAACAACAGGAACAAGCACAGAAAGCTAGTGCTTTACGAGGCAAAAGAAGGTAATATAGAGAAAATGTTTTAATTTTTATAGCAAGTGGCTAATTATAATGTAGATATTGCTGTTGCTTTAAAAGGTGCTAAGAAACTAACTGCTTTCAATAAAGATGTTAGGACAACACAACTTCAAGTAGAGG